TGTTCAGTCCAGCAGAAGGAAAGATATATTGTGGATTATATGATTACTTGACTGAATGGTTGGCGGAGAATGGGTATTCCTATGAGGATAAAAGAAATGATGAGTATGGATTACCTTGTGAGAGGAATGAATTTATTACAGCACCAGGCGTAGCGGATTTCGTAAAGTCATTAAATATTCCATTAAAGGTAAGAGACTATCAATATAATGCAATATACCAAGCTTTAAAATATAATAGAAGATTATTATTATCACCTACCGCATCTGGTAAGTCATTAATGATCTATGCTATTACTAGATATTTTGTTAATAAAGAAGATAGAGTTTTAATAGTAGTTCCTACAACTTCATTAGTAGAACAGTTATGTGGAGACTTTGATAGTTATGGATGGTCTTCTGATGAATATTGTCATAAGATATATTCTGGTAGGGAGAAGTATACATCCAAACCAGTAACTGTCACAACATGGCAATCAATATATAAACTACCTAAAAAATATTTTGAATCATTTGGATGTGTTATAGGAGATGAAGCTCATTTGTTTAAAGCAAAATCTCTTATTAATATAATGACCAAGTTGCATAACTGCAAACATAGAATAGGTTTTACTGGAACACTGGATGGATCTAATACAAATCAATTAGTACTAGAAGGATTATTTGGTTCTGTTAATAAGGTTATTAAAACTAAGGAGTTAATTGATAAAGGATTCTTAGCTAAATTAAATATCACAGTACTTTTATTACAACATGAGAGTATGGTATTTGAATCGTATCAGGATGAAATGGATTATATTTGTACAATGGATAAAAGAAATAAATTCATTCGTAACTTAGCATTAAATCAAGAAGGAAATACATTAATACTCTTTGCTTACGTAGAGAAACACGGTGAGGTTCTTTTTGATATGATAAATAGTAATGTATCGTCAGATCGAAAAGTCTTCTTTGTTCATGGAGGAGTTGATACTGAAGATAGAGAACAAGTAAGATTAATCACGGAGCAAGAAAACAATGCTATCATCATTGCGTCCTATGGGACTTTTAGTACTGGTATCAATATTAAGCGTCTTCACAATATCGTGTTCGCAAGCCCCTCAAAGTCCAGAATCAGAAACCTCCAAAGTATTGGTAGAGTCCTTAGAAAAGGTACTGGAAAAGAAGTAGCAACATTATACGATATAGCCGATGATTTCTCCAAAGGAGAAAGAAAGAATTATACTTTAAATCATTTAGTTGAGAGAGTTAAAACTTATTCTCAAGAGAATTTTAATTATGAAATTATTCCCGTTAACTTCAGGAGAAAGAATTGATGCAGCACCAAGAATTTACAGGCATTATAAAACTTATAACTAATGAAAGCATCATTGGTAAAGTTTTGGTGTGTGATGGTGAAGAAGATGGATTTGTGATTGAGTATCCATTTGTCGTAACTGAAACTCAATTACAGACTCCTGGCGGAGATATGGTAAAACTTGATTTGCGCCCTTGGGCTAAGTTCTCTAAAGAAGAAATGTTTTTTATAGAAAGAACAAAAACGATCACAGTATATGAATCAGATGATCGCTTATTAAAAATATATCAAAGAACTTTAAAAAAATATTTAACTTACGTTGAAGATCCAAAACAACGTCCAGACACAGATATTAATAGATTAGATTTAACTGAAGAAATGGGGTTTAAAGTTAAAGTACAAGACGCTAGGAACTGTTTAGAAAAGATATTTAAAGATTCTTAAAAAAGGCTATATCAACCCTTGAACCCTGACAGAGTTATTCTACAGGGAATTTAGCCACTTGTCAAGTCTTTTGAAATGTGTTATAGTATGTACACCTAGAAAGGATATAATGGCTGCAAAGAAAAAAGAACATTATGTGAATAATAAAGAATTCTTAGAAGCGATGGTTGTATATCGAACTAAGGTAATTAAAGCTCGTGAAAATGACCAACCAAAACCAAAAGTCCCTGAATATATTGGTTCTTGTTTTTTAAAGATAGCTACACATTTATCATATAGACCAAATTTTGTCAACTATATGTTTAAGGATGACATGATTTGTGATGGTATAGAAAATTGTTTACAGTACATAGATAACTTCGATCCAGAGAAGTCTAAGAATCCTTTTGCGTATTTTACACAGATAACTTATTTTGCCTTTTTACGTAGGATTCAAAGAGAAAAGAAACAGCTTGATATCAAGACACGTATATTAGAGAAGTCTGGATTTGATGAAGTCTTTAGTGCAGATTCATCTGCAATGGGATATGATTCATCTCAGATGAATAGTATTAAAGAGACTCTTGAAATCAAAGTGAATAGATGACAATAGCAATTATAACTGATCAACATCTAGACGGTAGAAAAAATTCTAAAGTCTTCTGGGATTATTTCCTGAAATTTTATGATGATATATTTTTCCCTGCCTTAGATAAGTATAAGATAAAAACAGTATTAGATCTTGGAGATACTTTTGATAATCGTAAGAATATAGATCTTGCTGCTTGGTATAGAATAAAGAAACATTATTTTCAAAGATTATATGACCGTGGTATACAGGTTAAAATGATCATTGGAAATCATACTGCATACTATAAGAATACAAATAGAATTAATACACCAGAGTTATTATTAGATAGAGCATATGATAATATAGAAATCATTACAGAGATTCAAGATCTTGTTGTAGAAGGAAGAAAGATTACATTTATACCTTGGATTAATCAAGAGAATGAAGAACATGTCTTTGATCATATTAATAGAACTAATGCAAAGATTGCTATGGGTCATCTTGAGATAAATGGTTATCAGGCTTATCCTGGCCATTTCTTTCGTGGTGGTAATATAGATCAAGATTTATTCTCTAAGTTTGAACATGTTTTATCTGGACATTTTCATCATAAATCTGAAAGAGGAAATGTTAAGTATCTTGGCAATCCTTATGAGATGTATTGGAATGATTATGCTGATGATAGAGGATTTCATTTGTTTGATCCTGAAACAATGAAGTTAGGATTTATTAAAAATCCATATAGAATGTTTAGGAAAATATTTTACGATGATACTAAAACAAATTATAATACTATGAACTTAACTGAGTATGAGAATACTTATATTAAATTGATAGTTAATAAGAAGAAAAGTAATTTTGCTTTTGAAAAATTTGTAGAAAGATTATATGATATAGGTATCCATGATCTTAAAATTATTGAGGATCAATCCTTAGATTTTGAAAGTGCTGATCAAAGTATTGAATGTGAAGATACATTATCAATTTTAAATAAATATGTAGAGGATACTGAAGATATACATTGTGATAAGAATAGTATAAAAGATATTATTAAATCCATCTACGTAGAAGCTTGTGAGGTACAATAATGTTTATACTCACCATGAAAGAGAAAGATGAAGCTGAAGGAGCTTATGCTGTAATCACAGAACATGGTGAGAAGGTGCTGCAATTATTTCAAAATGAAGATGATGCAGTAAGGTATATGGGTCTTTTGGAAGCAGATGATTTTCCAGACATGGCTATAGAAGATATACCAGATGAAGAGGCCATTGCGGCATGTAGAAGATTCGGGTATAATTACGTTATTATTACCCCTGATGACTTTGTAATCCCCCCCAAATTTGAATCACATGATTTTATTTAAAAGCGTTTCCTATAAAAATTTCCTTGCTGCTGGTAATAACCCTATTAAAGTTAATTTAGATTCTCATGGTACTACTCTGATTGTAGGACAGAATGGGGCGGGTAAGAGTACTATTATTGAAGCAGTTGTTTTTGCATTATTTAATAAGTCATTTCGTAAGATTAATAAGAGTCAGTTAGTCAATAGTATAAATGAAAAAGATTGTGTAGTAGAAGTTGTATTTTCTATTGGATCAGTTGAGTGGAAAGTTAGGCGTGGTATAAAACCATCATTGTTTGAGATTTATAAGAATGATAATCTATTGGATCAGTCTTCACATGCAGCTGATCAACAGAAGTGGCTTGAACAATCTGTTTTAAAATTAAACTATAAGTCATTTACTCAGATTGTTATTTTAGGTAGTGCATCATTTGTACCTTTTATGCAACTGAGTGCTCCAGTAAGAAGAGAGATCATTGAGGATCTATTAGACATTCGTATATTTTCTACTATGAATGTATTATTAAAAGAACGTATTAAAAGTACAAATGATGTTATAAGAGATAGTGAACGTAGTATATCTTTTATAAAAGAAAAGACTGAGATGCAAAGTAATCATATTAAGTCTTTAGAAAAGTCTGCTAAGAAAACTGTTACACAAAAAGAAACTAAGATAGAAGAACTTAATAATGAAGTAGCTGGTATTGATGCTGATATAGAAAAGAATCTTACTACAGTTGAAACTAAGACAGAATCATTAACTAAGTTTAAGGGTTTAGATAAAGAATTAAAAAAGTTAGAAAAGAAATTAAATACAAGTAATAATGTTATTACAAGAACAAAGAAAGATCAAGACTTTTTTATTGATAATGATCAATGTCCAAAATGCACACAGGAATTAAGTAAAGAACTTAAAGAGAAACAATTGAAAGATGGAGATCGTATTATAGAAGAGACTAAGCTAATAGTAGAAGAATATCAAAAGAAGGTAGAGGATACAAATAATCTTATAGAACAACAAGTAGAAATTAATAGAGATATATCTGATCTTAATTGGGAAGTTAAAAGTAAATTTAATTCTATAAAATCTAAGAAGAAGTTGATATCAGAAATTGAACAAGAGATTATAGATATTAAAGAGAATACAAATGATATAGATGCTGAGAAAGAAAAACTTACGGCATTAGCTAGTGAAGGTATGTCCCTTCATAAAGAACTTAAATCTAAGAAAGAAGAGAAAGTATCTTTTGATGTAGTCTCAAATCTTCTTAAAGATACTGGTATCAAATCTATGATCATACGTAAATATTTGCCAGTAATGAATCAGCTGATTAATAAATATCTTCAATCACTAGATTTTTATGTTAACTTTACTTTAAATGAAGAGTTCAATGAAAGTATAAAATCTCGATATAGAGATGACTTTACATATCCATCATTTAGTGAAGGTGAGAAAATGAGAATTGATTTAGCATTAATGTTTACATGGAGAGCCATTGCTAAACTAAAGAACTCTGCTAGTACAAATTTACTAATATTAGATGAAGTATTTGATTCTTCTCTTGATGTCGCTGGTACAGAAGATTTCTTAAGGATTATACGTGGTGGTAATGAAGATACTAATATCTTTATTATTTCTCATAAGGGTGAATTATTACATGATAAATTTGATCGTGTTCTAAATTATGAAAAAGTTAAAAACTTTAGTAGGGTAACTCCATTATAATGATTGATACATCACCTAGTTCTATTAGAGTATTTGCTATAATAGTATTATCTATTATATGGTTATATCTTTTAGTAGAACAATTAGCTGTTGATTCAATAGAAAAGGATAAAAAAAGAAAATGATTGAAAAATTTAATGAATGGTATGAAGGTGTTTTTGATAATAGAGAACAAGCCTTTGGTCGTCCAGTACATTTCATTTATGTTAGAATTACACATGTGAAATTAGATAATGGATTTTTCTATGGAGAGCAACAGAATGTTTGGAAGACTTATCCATACAGACAATTTGTTTCAAGACCAACTGAAGATGGTGATAAGATAATTAATAAAACTTATAGGGTACAAGGTGATCTTCATATTGGCTTTCGTAATCTTGATATGATTAGTGAGGATACTATTGAGTATAGAGAAGGATGTGATAATATAATTAGCTTTGATGGTGAAGTGTTTAAGGGATCTATAGAAGGATGTAACTGTAAGGTAGAACGAAATGGTGTGATGACATATATTGACAATGGGTTTGAACTAGCTAAGGATTATTATAATGTGTATGACAAGGGTGTCAGTGTAGAAACTGGTAAACAAGCATGGGGATCAGAACACGGTTTTTATAGGTTGGGAAAGATCCATAAGAAATACTTATCAGAAAATCCTTGACACTGGGCCCAGTGGATGGTATTATAGCCATATAACAAAAGAGGAACATGCCTACCACTCAAGTTAAAAGCAATTTGGCGAAACTCCTCGCAACAGAAAATTTAACTGTCGAACACCGTAAAGTTTCTACGGCTTCATTTAATGTAGAGACTAGGGTTTTATATTTACCAATATGGGAAGAGATTACTAATAATGTTTATGACCTATTAGTTGGTCATGAAGTTGGACATGCAATATACACTCCTAACTGGGATTTTCATAACACTGGCGTTCCACAATCATTTGTGAATGTTGTTGAGGATGCACGTATAGAACGTAAGATGAAAATTAAATATCCTGGCTTAGTAAAGTCTTTCTTTGCTGGATATAAAGAATTAAATGCTCGTGATTTCTTTGAGATAAACGAGATTGATCTTAATGAAATGAATTTCATAGATCGTATTAATCTATATTTTAAAATTGGTCTTCATGATGTTTCTACTTTAATACCTTTCCATAATGATGAAGAGCATAGACTTGTTAGAAAGGTTGGTCAGACAGAATCATTTGAAGATGTATTAAATGTATGTAAAGATATAGTAGAATATGTTGAGAGTAATAAAGAGAAAGAAGAAACTAATTTTGGTACTGAAATAGATCCATCTATATCTGGAGATCCTACAATGCAGGCTTCAGGTGAGGATAAGGAAGAAGATAAGAATGAAGATAAGACAGAATCAAAAAGTGAGATAGAAGATGAACGTCCTAATATAGGTCAGGATGATACTGATTATGAAGATCAGTTTGAAGATAATGGAGATGATGAATTTGAGTCAAAAACAGATGAAGCATGGGGTAGAAATCAACAACAACTTATTAGTAATGATGGTAAAGATCATGTTTATATAAGTCCTCCAACAGTTAACTGGGATGAGTATATTCAGAATGTAGATGAGTTTTCTAAAATAATGGAAAAGTCAATTACTATGATCAATGATGATATTAAAAATAGTAATCTTACATATATGAAAGAATGTCTAGAAGAATGGACTAGTAGTTTTACACAATTTAAAGTTGATAGTAAGAAAGCAGTTTCTTATTTAGTAAAGGAATTTGAAATGAAAAAGAAAGCTAGTGAGTATAGTAGAGAACAGATTAATAAGACAGGTGTTATTAATACAAATAAATTATTTTCATATAAGTGGACTGATGATATTTTCTTAAAGAAGACAGTTGTGCCAACTGGTAAGAATCATGGTTTAATTATGTACATTGATTGGTCTGGATCAATGCATAATAATATTGAAGGTGCTGTAAAACAATTAATTAATCTTATATCTTTCTGTAAGAAAGTTAGTATTCCATGTCAGGTATTTGCATTTACAGATACACGCCATTATGATGTATATGAAAAGTATGAAGTTAAACTTGATAATGAAATAGTAGTACCGAATAATTTTCAATTAGTTGAATTGTATAGTAGTAAGATTAAACATTCTGATTTTGATAGACACTTGTTTAGAATATGGGTTTTGATGAAGTCTTTAGTAAGACGCTCTCATTACTGTCCATATAGTTTAGGAAGTACACCACTTAATGAATCTATTCTTGCTGCACCATATATCTTTAGAAAGTTTAAATCAGCACATAAGGTAGATAAAGTTAATACTGTATTTCTTACAGATGGTGAATCAAACTATCCTGTTATTGGAAGAAGAAAAGATTTAGAAGATGAAGAAAGATCATATCTTAGTAGAAAATCTTTAGCATATAATTATTATGAATCTGTTATGTGCTTTAAAGATCCTAAAACTGGTTATTCTATGATAGATATTGGAAAAGGAACTAACTGGCAATCTAGAGGATATGCTATTACTACTGCTTTTCTTAAGTACTATAAATGGATTACTGGATCAAATGTTATAGGTTTCCGTCTATCTCAATCTACTGATATAAAACATATTATTCGTGCTACTAATAAGAACGATAATACTTATCGTAGAGAGTGGTCAAAGAATAAACATTTTATTATTGATTGTCTTGGTTATGATGAACTATATGTTTTGGAATCTTCCAGTGATTTTAATGGTGAGAAAGCTGTTATACAAGCTGAGAATGGTGCGACTAAGAGTAGAATCCGTAACCAATTTAAAAAATATATGAAAACTAAGATGTTTAATAAGATAATCTTATCTAAATTTGTGGCCCAAATCGCTTGACTTCTGGGCCCATCCATACTATAATAGCCACATAACCAAAAAGATTAATGACCATTTCCACTGACTTGATGATTTCCGATCTTAATAACAGATACGGATCCACTGTAACACGTAAGCAATTAACTGAGTACGCCAAGTCTATCGGAATTTCCCTATCGACAGCTTGTACTAGAATGAAGAATTACAAGACTGGTCGGGGTGTATATGAATTGACTGTTAAAGAAAAACTTGAAGAAAATTTCAGAACAATGACTGGTGGAACAGTTGAGAGTAATAATTTAGTTCCTGATAAAGATCAGTTCTTTGTTCCATTTGGAAACTTTAGAGATGTAAAGAAAGTAATTTCTTCACGCCATTTTTATCCAATTTTCATTACTGGACTATCTGGTAATGGTAAGACAATGGGAGTTGAGCAAGCTTGTGCTCAATTGAATCGTGAAATGATTAGGGTAAACATTACTATTGAAACTGATGAGGATGATCTTATTGGCGGTTTCCGTCTTGTTGACGGCAATACCGTCTGGCATAATGGCCCAGTCATTGAGGCTCTTGAAAGGGGAGCAGTACTCTTATTGGACGAAATCGACCTTGCCTCTAATAAGATTCTCTGCTTGCAATCCATACTTGAAGGTAAAGGTGTGTTCCTCAAAAAAATTGGTAAGTGGGTAAGACCTGCTGCTGGTTTCACTGTAGTTGCTACTGCTAATACTAAGGGTAAAGGATCTGATGATGGTAGGTTCATTGGTACTAACGTACTTAATGAAGCATTCCTTGAGAGATTTGCTTTGACATTTGAACAGGAATATCCATCTACTACAATAGAAACTAAGATACTTAATAACTATTGTGCAGAATATGATTGCTGTAAGGATACTTTTACAAATGCATTAGTTACATGGGCTGAGATTATTAGAAAGACCTTTAATGAAGGTGGTGTAGATGAAGTGATTTCTACACGTAGATTAGTACATATAATTCGTGCTTATAGTATCTTTGGTGATGAACAGAAAGCAATCAATGTTTGCTTGAATAGATTTGACGATGATACTAAACAGTCATTCATAGATCTTTATGATAAGATCCTTGCTCCTGAAGAGGAAACTCTTGATGATGCATTTGACAAAGCCGAAGACATGGCATATAATGAAGGGTAATAATTCCCTTCATTATGAATAGAAAATACAATGAGGAGGAGTATCTAAAAGAGATCTCTGACTATATTGCAAATACATACCGAGGTCATTATTCTGTAGGAAATGTACAGACTCTTGACCTCATTGATTCTGTAGGTGACGCTGAAGCCTTTTGTAGAAGTAATGTTCTAAAGTATGCTTCACGTTATGACAGAAAAGGATCTGCACGTAAGGATATCATAAAGATTATTCATTATGGTATACTACTATTACACTTCAACGATAAACGTGAGAAGGCCGATTCTATTAACGCAGGTGCTCCATCTGCTTTCGCTGTTGATTATGACAAATGAAAATTTCCACTGAAACTCTAAACATTCTTAAAAACTTTTCTACTATCAATTCATCATTGGTAGTAAAACAGGGTAATACTATTCGTACTATTTCTCCTGCTAAAAATATACTTGCAAAGTTTGAATGTCCAGAGAGCTTTGACAATGACTTTGCAGTCTATGATTTAAATGAATTTCTTGGTGGATTATCACTCTTTAAGGATCCTGATTTTAATTTTAGTGATCCTTCTTATCTTTTGATTAATAGTGGTAAGTCTAAGGTCAAGTATTTCTTCTCTGATCCTAGTGTAATTACAGCTCCTCCAGAGAAAGATATTGTTCTTCCTACGGTTGATGTAGAGTTTACATTAACTGAAGAAGTATTATCTTCTTTGCTTCGTGCTGCTAGTGTATATCAATTACCAGATTTATCTTTAGTTGGTGATGGTACAGAGATGAATTTAGTTGTTCGTACTAAGAACAATGATACTTCAAATAATTTCTCTGTTAAGGTTGGTGATACAGATAGGAATTTTAGTTTTAACTTTAAGGTTGAGAATTTGAAGATTATGCCTGGCGTTTATAACGTACAAGTATCAACTGCAAATATATCTCAATTTGTACATGATAAGTGGAACTTGGCTTATTTGATTGCTTTGGAACCTGATTCTACATACGATTAATGACTTTACCTGATGCTCCTTATACCAATGGATCTCTTTCAGTAGTAGTTCCAATTGATCATATGGAGTTAATATTAAGGCAGATGTGGAAATCTCGTCAGACTGAACCTAAGATAGGTGAACTGTATGAGAAGTATTTAAAACTTACAACTTTTGAATAATGAGTGACTTTATATGGGTTGAGAAATATCGACCCAAAACAATTGATGATTGTATTCTTCCTGAGAATATAAAAGGTACGCTTAAGAGTTTTATAGAAAAAGGTGAAGTCCCTAACTTATTACTTTCTGGGCCGCCAGGCATTGGTAAGACTACTGTCGCCAAAGCTTTGTGTAATGAGATGGGTGTTGATGTTTATGTTATAAATGGATCTGATGAAGGTAGATTTTTAGATACAGTTAGAAATCATGCTAAGAACTTTGCATCTACTGTTTCCTTACAGGGTAATGGTAAACCAAAAGTTATTATTATAGATGAGGCTGATAATACTACTTCTGATGTTCAATTACTTTTACGTGCAAATATAGAGACCTATCACAATAATTGTAGATTTATTTTTACATGTAATTATAAGAATAAGATTATAGAACCACTTCATTCTAGATGTGCTGTGGTTGATTTTTCGATTGGTGGTAAAGAGAAGGTTAGACTTGCTGGTGTATTCTTTAATAGAGTTAAAGAGATATTAGATCTTGAGGGTATTACTTATGATGAGAAGGTTGTTGCTGAAGTTATAAAGAGTTATTTTCCAGATTGGAGAAGAGTATTAAATGAACTTCAGAGATATGCTTCTATAGGTAATATTGATACAGGTATCTTATCTTCGATGTCTGATGTCAATATGAAAGATTTGGCGAAGGATATGAAGGATAAAGATTTTGGTAAGGTTAGGAAATGGGTTGTTGAGAATTTAGATAATGATCCTGCTAGTGTTTTTAGAAAAGTGTATGAAAATATGTACGTTACGTTAGAGCCTGGATCAGTTCCACAAGCGGTTTTGATCTTTGCTAAATATCAATATCAGGCTGCATTTGCTGTTGACCAAGAGGTCAATACACTTGCTTGTCTTACCGAACTTATGTGTGATTGTAAATTCAAATGAGAACACAAAACAAAGAAAACTATTACTACTTCTTTTGGATAGTTGCTATGGTGGCTTTTATAGTGCCACAAGTAGTTACTGCTTTTGCATACCATAGACTTGCAGACCATTTAAATGGTACAATTAAAGTTGAGGTTATTAATAAGGAATGATACTTTCTGAGAAAGATACTTTATATGCAGTTAATAAGATTCATGAGGCTTATGGTGGTATAAGTCGTATTGATGATTATTTTCGCATGAAGAAGGTTGAGCGTTTGAAGGAAATTCCTCCAACGCTTTTTGGATTTTCTCATGAGGATGAATTATTTCAGGATTTTTCTGTTCATCCTAAAGATATGAACTTTAAGATAGTTCAACCAGAACATTCTACGTTTAATACTTTATTGGAGTTGGTTGCTTCTTTTACATATGAAGATGCTCCTGGCAAACAGATGAAGTTGATGATACAGGAGACTACTACAAATAAGGTTGTAGGATTTATTAAATTAGGTTCGCCAATTATTAATTCAAAACCACGTAATCAGTGGCTTGGTAATGTTCCTGATCTTACTATATTCAATAAGAGAGCCATTATGGGTTTTATTATTGTACCTACTCAACCATTTGGATTTAATTATCTTGGTGGTAAGTTACTTTCATTGATATGTTCCTGTCATGAAGTAAGAGAGATGCTAAATAATAAATATGATACTGAAATGTGCTTATTTGAAACTACTTCATTATATGGTAACATTAAAGGTACTAGCCAGTATGATGGATTAAAACCTTATATCCGTTATAGGGGTGATACAGAATCTAAGTTTCTTTTGACTCTACCAGATTTTATATACCATGATTTACATAAATGGTTTATTCAAAAAAATGATGGTGAGCAGTTAATTCGTAAAGGTGCTTCTAGTAGAAAACTTAAGATACAAACTAAGATGATTTCTATTATTAAAAATTCTCTTAAGGAACATCATCCAGTAAAGTATACTGAGTTTGTTGAGTTTATTAAATCTCGTCAAGATGTTACTACTCAGAAAAGATTTTATATGTCCACTTATGGTTTCGAGAATTCTAGAGAAGTTATTTTGGGAAACACAGATACGCTTGTTAAGGCTGAGAACTACGATAGGTTCTCTCTTGATTCGATTGTATCTTGGTGGAGAAAGAAGGCTTCTAAGAGGTACGAAAATCTCAAAGAAGATGGAAGACTCAGATCGAAATTAGAAACTTGGAATATTAATGATATGGACTCTATTGATATAATAAGATGACACTAGCTAAATTCTTCACTGACCAGAAATATGCAAAGACTATTAGGATTTTAGTTTATCCTAATATTACTTTCTCTAAGAATCTTGCAAAGGATAGTTATATTCAAGTGATCACTAATATGATTACTGAGTTGAATAAGATAAGGGATGATTTATTCTTTTACTTAGTCCTACCAGAATTTTTAGAGATGCTGGACTTTCATAATACCAGTCAATATATTATGAAGGTTCCTACATATCCTCCTACAATGAGATCACATTTTGATGTGGAAAAGTTTAGGAAGATGTTTGGTCATGATCTGGATATTGATTTAGTATTCTCTCATCTACCAGAACATACTCATGCTGTAAAGAATGTTATGAGTAATGTAACTCATCATGATCCAGCTTACTTTGGTTATTGTCATTGGTTTGATTTAGATGAAGTAGTTGCTTGGAGTCTTCCTAGTTTTAATCAAAATATATTAGGACTATTGGAGATGGATAGATGTTATTTAAATACACAGAGTCAGAAGAATTTAGTTTTAAATCAAGCTTCTAATGTTTTCAATAAAGAGAATGTTGCAAGATTAGATGATATATTAACTCCTCAACATCTAGGTGTGAAGGAAATAGATATAGTTGAACCTCTTCAAAATACCGATAAGCTAATCGTATTTAATCATAGACCTGATACCTATAAGGACTTTAATAACTTTATGCGTATTCTAGAGGATCTCAGGAAGGTTAGGCAAGACTTTGAAGTATGGATACCGTTGTTGGAAAAATCTACTGAGAGTTGGATTACTACCGAGAAGTTTAATAAACAAAGATATTATAAAAAATTGCAAAGATGTAGAGTTGGATTTTCACCTAAACAAGTTTATGGTGGATGGAGTGTATCTACTACCGATGGTATAATGAATGGGTGTCCATATATTATGTACGATGCTGATTATTACCATGAGTTAAATCCTACAGCAGATTTCTTTAGTACAAATGATACAGCAATTCATCTACTGAATAAATATTTTGACGATGAGGATTATAGAAATAAACAGTCTGTAATATCTCAGAGTTATCTAAAGGAAAATCTTATCTATGAAAATGAGATCCTTAATATGAGTAATTATATTACTGACCTTTTTAATTCTCAGAAGAGAACTAATACAGAAGTAACTAAAAAGTTAATTGCTATTATTAAGGAGAGAGGACAAATAACCAAAACGGAATTGTTCTCTGCAAATCTTGGTTGGGGTCGAGGTATTAAGTTTGGGCCTTATAGAAGAGCTCTCTTGTCTAATCCTAACATTTATGATATTATAGATCCGATTCCTTCTTACTGCTGGAAGAATGACTAATGCTATCAACTAATTATAGAAATCAAATAGTAGATATATGTTGTCGCATAATATCTACAGATGGAGAAGTATCCTTAAATGAAAGGATATGGATGACCAAATTATGTGATCACAATGCGTCTGCAAGAGAACTTGCTGGTGCTTTATTGTGTCCTGATTTTATTGAGGATATCCCAACATGACAGAAACAAAAATATCAACTTGGATAGATAAATTAAAATCTCTTGATGGTTTTGATTATGTTATCTTATCAGTTCTATACCTAGAAGAGTTTATTAAAAGATCTCTAATTGGTGTATATCATCTCTGGCAGAAGTTTGATCATTGGAACTTCAATAGAAAATTACCAAAGTGATGGACATTAAAAACTGGGAAAAGGAATATCTCTCTATGGATGTTTCCTTAACTGATAGAGAAAAAGAATTACTTAAAGGGGATTCTATAAAATCTCATGAAGGTATGCTCTTTGGACGCATGTATGCTGATTGGAAAGAGAGAAAGTCAAATGAATAAATCTTTTGATGATTCTAACTGGAGAGAAGAATACAAAGCATATACAAGCAACAAGAAACAACTTGAGTTGTTAGAGAATGGCCCTAAGAGTCTATCTCAATCATGGATCTTAGGTGCTTTGTATCAGAAGTGGAAAAAAATGAAAGGTTATAAAGAACCTGATCCACCTAATTGTCAATCAAGTCTAGAAGAATTTTATGCCAAACAACAACAGTTGGAGGAAACTAACTAATGGAAGACCATAAAGTTAATGATCTATGGGAAGACATGGATAGACTCAACATGCTATATGAAGAATTAATGTGGGATCATGATGATGAGTTGCAATTTTTCGTAGAAGGTAATAGAATAGTGATTCGTAACGTTGACCAAGAAGATGGTTGAATTGAAAGAGTGGCTTAATTCTATTAATTCCACTAAGGAAAATCTTATAGATAACTGTACAGCAGAAGAAAAAGATTATCCGCCCTATATTATTAATAAGTGTCTTTCTGGTTTTAAAGATACAATCTTTATTGCCAATGAGATGAATCTATCATCTCATTTAGATAATAAACTACAGTATGACTTTTTTATAAATATTGTCAGACCGAGGAAAAGATTCTCGCCTTGGATTAGGAAGGAGAAAATTGAGACCTTAGAGCTCGTCAAACGATACTATGGTTATAGTAATGATAAAGCTAAAAGTGCTCTGAAAATTCTTACTAATGAACAAATTGAATTTATAAAACAACGACTTGATACTGGAGGAAAACGATGAGTGAAGATCAAGAGTATAATTGGTCTCCAGACCAGATGATTGAGGTTACTTTAAAAGAGCCAGATGACTTCCTAAAGGTTAGAGAAACTTTAACTAGAATTGGTGTCGCTTCTCGGAAAGAAAAGAAGATATATCAATCATGTCATATCTTGCATAAGCAAGGAAAGTATTACATAGTTCACTTTAAAGAACTATTTGCATTAGATGGTAAGAGAGCAAATCTTTTTGTTAACGATGTACAACGTCGTAATCGTATTGCTCAACTTCTTAGTGACTGGGGTTTAGTAAATGTAGTAACAACTTCTGCTATAGAAGATGCTGCTCCTCTTAGTCAGATCAAGGTATTATCTTATAAAGACAAGTCTGAATGGACTTTAGAGAGTAAGTATAATATTGGTAAGAAGAAAGTCACAGCATAAATAATTAATAAATTTCAGTAATTACTATGTTAATTAAAGTTTTAGCCACTGAGGGTAATCTGTCTAGTGCTTCCAATGTTAATAACGCTACTGTGGTAAGGCTTTTTAACGCCCATACTACAAATTTGATTATAACAAGAAAAGATTCTGATGGTAATACTATTGGTAGTTTTACAGCAGATAATGGAAAAGTTGTTTTTCTAGAAAAGGATCCAACAGACACGCTTACTTCAGGATCAAATGGTGATAAAATTAAGGTTGTTAAGATTGCTTACAATCAAGCATCTTGATTTGAAGATCTAGTTGCATAAATAGTTAAAATGTGTTAATATTAACACAACGTTCAACCTCATAAGAGGTCGCAAGTAAGCCGACTCGGAACGGAATCGTTCATCCCATGTTTCATTTAGCCGTTATTGCTTCTACTTTCTCTTGTTCTGATGCTAGTGCTCTCATTGATAAGATGAGAGAATATAAAATCGAGGAAGAGACACGAACTGAAATGATTCAGATCGTAAAAGAAGAAACTGCTGATTGTGATTGGGACGCAAAAGCCGACTGAAGGAACGGGTTTAATCCACCCTACCTTTGGAGAAAGCCAATGGCAAAAG